GGGTCGTTCTATTCTTTGCTGGGCCGTTATACCCGTTCAGGGCAGACGGTAACAAGCAACACCGCACTAAGTATTGCTAGCGTTCACCGTTCAATTGAGGTTATCGCCAACGGTATTGCCACGATGAATTTGAATATTTATCGCGAGACCGTCAACGGAAAGGAACGTGTAACCCGCAGCGCATTAAATCAGCTCCTAAAAACACCAAACGGGTATCAAACTAGTTTTGATTTTTGGACGTATGTTATGGCGCAGTTGAAAATGCGCGGTAACTCATACGCGGTTATTAAGCGGGACAATAATTTTGTACCAATTGAGCTACATCCAATCATGTCCAGTTTCGTGCGTCCGTATTTGTCGGACGGCATGTTATTTTATCAGATTGAGGACCCAATTTGGAAGGGCACATACGCATCGTATGAAATTTTGCATTTCAAAGGGTTGTGCACTGATGATCCATTGATGGGTAAATCACCGATTGCGATGCACGCGGAATCCCTGGGCATTGATTTGGCGGCCATGTCGAGCAGCGCAGACGTTTACAAAAACGGCGTGTTGAAATTTTTGTTAACATCGGACCGAAAAATTGCGGACCCAACAGCGTTACGCCAATCGCTCGATGACGTGGTGAACGGGCAGCGTCGTTCTACCGTATTACCCGAGGGCGTGAAGATGGAGCGCATGTCGCTAAGCCCGCAAGAGGCGATGTATATCGAACAGCGTAAATTTAGCGTTGAGGAAATCAGCCGTATTTTTGGCGTTCCATTGTCGGTACTGAATGCCGGCAACGCGGGAACCGATGTCGAATTGGAGATGCAGCAATTTTACGCGCAAACCTTGCAGCCCGAAGCCGAACGCCTCGAGCAGGAATTGAGCAAAAAATTATTTACCGAAGTAGACCGCGCCACCCATGAATTTAAATTTGTGTTTAACTCATTGATGCGGGCAAGTGCGAAATCACGCGCCGATTATTACAACGCGGGAATCCGTGGGGGTTGGTTGCGCCGTAACGAGGCACGATACATGGAGGATTTGGATAAATTCGAAACAGGCGATCAGATGTTGGTTCAATCTGATTTGCTCACCGCCGATAAACTCGACGAATACATGACCGCCAAAATTGAAGCATTGCAGGCACAAGCGGCCAAAAACAACAATATCACCGGAAACAACAACGATACACAGTCATGAGAAAAGAGACACGCAGGCACCAAGCACCCGTAGAGGTAAGGGCACTAAACGCCGAAGGGCTACCCGAGAAAATCGGCGGTATTGCTGCCGTCGTTAACGTCGTAACCGATATGGGATGGTACGAGGAAATGATTGCCCCAGGCGCATTCGATGAGGCGTTGAAGGATTCCGACATCCGTTGTCTGTTCAACCATGAAGATGAGTTGATTTTGGGACGTACCAAGTCGGGCACATGCTCCGTGTTTATTAACGCGGCTGGCCACTTGGAGTACGAAAATACCATGGATTACCAATCACCAACGCATACCGATGTTGGGGTGGCGGTAAAGCGTGGCGATATTTCTGAGAGCTCGTTCCAGTTCGTTGCGGAAAGCGTTGAATGGACCAACTCGGAGAAATACGGGCCGATGTACATGCGTAAAATCACCAAGGTGAAGAAATTGTACGATGTCGCCCCCGTTACGTTTCCAGCCTACGCAGACACCAGCACCGAGGCGCGCTCATTGAACGAGGAGCGCAACCAATTTGTTGAACCAGTTATTGAGCCCGTTTTGAGCGATGCCGTTCGTGTTGCCATGGCCCGATACAGAAACTATTAAAAAAATAAAAAAATCATACCAATGAAAACACTTAAACAACTCAGAGAAGAGCGCGCCGCCATCAAGGGCGAGCTCGACGCGTTGTACAACACCTTGACGGTGGAAAAACGCAACATGACCGCCGAAGAAGGCACCAAATTCGACGAAACAACCGCCAAGATTGACGCGTTGGACGTTGAGATCCGCAGAGCTGAGAAAATGGAAGAAATCGCCCGCGTTGCAGGTGCTCCAATTGTAGACAGCGAAGAAAAAGAAGCCCGCGCGTTTTCATTTTCTAAATTGATCACCGAAGTTGGAAACAACAAATTGAGCGGTTTGGAAAAGGAAATGGTTGAAGAAAGCCAAGCCGAAGCCCGTAGTTTGGGTATTACCCCAAGCGGAATTTATTTGTCCAACAAGGTGATGGACATCAAAATGCGCGAAAGCCGTACCATGAGTGCAGGTTCAGCCACAGCCGGTGGAAACTTCATCCCATTGGAGAAAGTTGGATTTTTTGACGCTTTGTACGCCAAAACCGTTTTGGATCAGTTGGGAGCTACCAAATTAACAGGTTTGTCGGCTAACGTTGATTTGACCGGTTTCAGTTCTGGCGTTTCAGTTGCATGGGCTGCAGAAACAGCCGACGCAGCATCAGGCGACCCAGTAACCGCCGCTCGTCAATTGCGCCCTTCACGTATCGCCGGTTATAGCGATATTTCGAAGCAGTTGTTGTTGCAAAACAACCAATCAATCGACCAGAAAATTATCGAATCGTTTGTGAAAGCTTTGGCGGTTGCCATCGAAGCTGCAGCAATCAACGGTTCTGGCTCATCAAACCAGCCTTTGGGATTGTTGGGTACGTCTGGAATTAACAGCGTAGCAATGGGAACCAACGGTGCCGTGCCTTCATTGGCTAAGGTGTTGGAATTGGTTGCAGCTGTTGAGAACGCCAACGCAGGCATGAACGGTAAATTCTTGATCAACCCTAAATTGGTTGCCAAGTTGAAGCAAACCGAAATCAGCAGCGGAAGCGGCGCAATGATCATGTCTTACATGGCATATTTTAACGGTTTGGCCGACCAAATCGACGGCAAACCCGTATTCTCAACCACTAATTGCCCTAGCAACTTGACTAAGGGTTCTAGCTCAGGCGTATGTTCAGCAATGATCTACGGAGATTGGAACAACTTGGTAGTTGGTCAGTTTGGCGGTGTTGAGTTGGTTGTTGACCCATTGTCTCAGGCAATCGGAAACAAAACCCGTGTAGTAGTAAACCAGCACGTTGGTATCGCAGTGGAACAGCCTGCCGCCTTCGGTGCAATCGTCGATTTGCTTACAGCTTAATCGATAGGGCGGTGTGGCTTAGCGGCCTATCCGCCCGCCAATATGGCCAAAAAACAAGAAAAACAGCCAGAAGTGGCGACGGTGGTAAGTGTGAGATTCACATTTTCACCGATTGGGGCGTATGGTTTGAGTTATTTTATTGGGGAAGTTGCCGAAATCGACGCGTTGTTAGCGTCTGAAATCGTAGCAAACGGACACGCTGAATACGTAACCGAACAACCCGAAGTAACCGAGGAGCAGACCAGCACCGAGGAACAACCAGAAGTAACCGAGGAGCAGACCAGCACCGAGGAACAACCAGAAGTAACCGAGTAAACATGTACATCGCACGCGAACTAATATCGAAAGACCACGCCGATACGGCATACATAACCTTGGCGGAAGCTAAGCAGCATTTGCGCGTAACTAGCAGCGCAGACGATGCCTATATTACGGGGTTAATTTCGATGGCATTGGACGCGTGCGATGCTTACGTGGGTTATTCGGTCCGTAAATCAACGGTTAAATACGCATTTGACGGATTTACGGGGCCTATGGTATCGGTTGATACGCTCAACCCGTTTGGATTCATTGAAGGCAACATGTTGCGGATTTATTCGCGCGTGTTAAGCATCGAATCGATTAAATACGTAAACCAAAACAATACGGTTGAAACTGCAACGAATTGGATAGACGCGCCCGTTAAATTTGGTCAGTTTGGAAGGTCGGTATTTTTTGAATCAATCCCGGATAATTTGACGGATGACGACGTGCGTTTAATTGTCGAAATAAAGGAAGGTTTTGAACTTGCCAGCGCAACGGGCGTTAACGAATCGGCGAAATTCCCCGCATCGATTAAACACGCCGCATTGCTGTTGATTGGGCAGTATTACGATAACCGTCAATCGGTGGTAATTGGCGCGAGTGTGAACAAAATGGATTACAACCACGAATATCTGTTGGATAAGTACAGGGTCGTTAATTTCGGATAAGATGAACGCGGGATTGATGGACGAATTGGTAACGGTGCAGCAGTTCAGCACAACGACGGATTCAAACACCGGCGCAAAATTGCAATCATGGAGCACATACACGACCGCATGGGCACGAGTTCAAGAGGCAGAAAGTGGTTCAGAATCCGTTGATTCAGACCGACGCGAAGCCAAACAAACAGTTACGTTTACCGTTCGTTACGATTCGGGAATAAATACTAAAATGCGCATCGTTTGGGAGGGTAGAAATTACAACATTGAGAATATCGCGGATTTATCGCGTCGTATGTACTTGGTTATTCAAACAGAGCTAGTTCAATAATGGCCAATAAAAATTCATACATACAGAAAAATAAGGTCGTTATCCAGGGGATTGCCAATTTGAAGGTTGAAAACGCCATCATGGGGCAGTTTATTGAGCAGGCTGGAAAGGTTTTTATTGCCTTGGCCAAGTCAAAAATCAAGGTGAAAACAGGCAATTTGCGCGAATCAATTGGGTTTATCCGCCGCGATAATTCAAATTACGGGAAACCATTTCGTTTGATTGGCGCGAGGGTTTACAGCGGCTACAAAGGTTATCACGCGCACCTCATTGAAGAAGGAACGGCAGACCGTTCTAAAGAGCGCCGAAAAAACGTTAGGGCAAACGGCGTAAAATACGCGCCAAACATTGGGCCTGCAAAACCATTTATGCGCCCAGCGTTTGAGCAAGGAAAGGGAATTTACACTCAAATTATCACAAAATTAACCACCGATTACATAGCAGAGAAAGCACGCAAATCGGCCATCAAATAGAAAAAAAAAATAAAAAATATAAAAC